GTTGTACAAGACAAGTTTATGAACTTTAGTGTACCGGGTCATGCCGCAACAACACTTCTTAACGAAGATGTTCCAGATAACCTAAAAGGTAAAAAGCTACCAGCAAGTGAATACAACAAAGTAGTACATCCTGGACAGCAACAAGACCCTACTAGATTTTTAAAACCCTATCAAAAAACATTTACTGACAGCCTTGTTGCACAAGGATTGTTGGAAGATGAAACACGTGGTATAACAAGTTCAAGTGCAAGGCGTGAAGTGCCTAGTGCAGTATTTGGGATAAGCACACCTGGACCTGTAGACAAGAGTCCTGGATCACCACAGGTTAAGATAGGTTCAAAGGACGACAATACAAGTGTGTTCAAGGCAAGACTTGGTGGAACAAGTTTTGTTTTTGATGATGGTAATGACAAGTACCTAAGAAAGAAATCTGCAAGTGAAGGAGCCCCTGACTATGCAGACGTAAATCAAGGTGAAATGGAAGGTCAGAAAGGTCTGTTGCACAACGAACTTGTGAGATTGCGTACACGTACAGGACACCAAATACTTTTACACAACACGGAAGACTTGATATATCTAGGAAATGCTAGAGGTACTGCTTGGATAGAATTAACTTCAGATGGTAAGATTGATATATTTGCACAGGATTCAATCAGTATGCACACAGCAAATGATTTTAATCTTACAGCAGACAGAAACGTTACAATAGAAGCAGGTGCTAATCTAAGCCTAAAAGCATCAGGAGATTATGTTGGAGATAAGATTCTCAAAGGAAGGGTGCAGATAGAATCAAACAAGAATACAAATATACTAGTGGGCGGTAGCACCAAGATTACAACAACTTCAGACTTTGATATAAACACAGGTGGAGCAAACAAACTTACAGCAGGCGGAACTACTGATATACTCAGCGGAGGCAACCATACAGAAACCGCTTCCGAAATCCATATGAATGGACCGCAGGCGGCTACGGCCGCTACCGCGTCCGCTCTGTCCGTACATCGCGTACCTGGTCACACAACACTTGGTGTTCTTTCACAACGTTCACCACAAGCTGAACCTTGGACACATCATGAGAATTTAAACCCGTTAGCATTTAAAATTGCACTTACAGATAGGGATTTAGTGACTACAGTAGCAAATCCTTTACCAACATCAACCACAGCTGACGTGTTCAAAAAGGAATTTAAAGCATAGGTAAATATTGTTATGGCAGACTTATATAAAAAAATTACAGTACCTTCAGGAGTAAACCAGCAACCGGTTACTACTAATCGTGCCTATAAGGGTACAAGTACAGTTAATCCTAATAATAACAGCAAAAGGCTGTTTGACATAGGACTTATTAAACAAGATTTATTGAATCACTTCCACATTAGACAGGGTGAGAAGCTGATGAATCCAGAATTTGGAACAGTGATATGGGACGCAATACACGAACCTTTAACAGAGGATATGAAAGAAGTTATTGCAAAGAACGTTACAACGGTCGTAAACAGCGATCCACGTATAGTTGTTTCAAGTATAGTAATTGATTCGTATGAGAGCGGAATAATAATTGATGTTGATCTGATGTATTTGCCATACAATATTTCAGAAAAACTGAGGTTGACTTTTGATGAAGAGTCAGGCTCTTATTAAGTACGTACTTTACGTATTACAATAAATAGTAATATTAAGGAAAGCAAATGTCGTCAACAAATAGACAAAACAGATTATTGTTAGCTGAAGACTGGAAAAAGGTCTATCAGTCATTTAGAAATGCAGAATTTAAGTCGTATGACTTTGATAATCTGCGTCGTACAATGATCAACTACATACGACAAAATTATCCAGAAGATTTTAACGATTATATCGAATCAAGTGAGTACCTAGCATTAATTGACCTTATAGCTTTCCTAGGTCAAAATATTGCTTTCCGCGTAGATTTAAATGCTAGAGAAAACTTTTTAGAGTTAGCTGAACGTAGAGAATCAGTTTTACGTTTAGCTAGGCTCTTATCATACAATCCAAAACGTAATCAAACAGCAAACGGATTGCTTAAATTTGAAAGTGTAAGTACATCAGAGGACATAGTTGATTCAAATGGTACTAACCTATCAAACCAAACAGTTTTATGGAACGACCCTGCAAACACAAACTGGAGAGAACAGTTTGAAAAAGTTTTAAATGCGTCATTGCCAGTAAACAGCATTGTAGGTAAACCTATCAAAAAAGATACTGTTGAAGGAGTACCAACATACCAATACAGATTTGATGCAAGTAATACAGATGTTCCTGTTTATACTTTTAGTAAAAACGTTGACGGAAAGAATTTACAATTCCAAGTTGTTTCAACAGATGTTAATAATGGTGTTATATCAGAAGAACCACCACTACCTGGAAACAGCTTAGGATTTTTATACAGAGATGACGGAAGAGGACCTGGAAGTTCTAACACAGGATACTTTTCACATTTTAGACAAGGTACACTAGATACAGGTACTTTTAATATTACATCTCCTAGCACGAATCAAACAATAGGACTTGAAGCAACTAACATCAACAACACAGATGTTTGGTTATATAAATTAAATTCAATTGGTGCTGAGGACGAAATTTGGTCAAAGGTTGATTCAACAGAAGGTAATAACATTGTATACAACAGCATAAGAAAAAATGTTAGAAATATCTTTGGAGTATTAAGTAAATCACAAGACTCAGTTGATTTAATTTTTAGTGATGGTACGTTTGGTAACTTACCACAAGGAAACTTTAGAACATATTATAGAACAAGTGTAAACGATCAATACAATATTGTTCCAGCAGATTTAGTTAACATCAGTGTGTCAATACCTTACACATCAAAAACAGGAAATCAAGAAACACTTACAATTTCGTTGGAGTTAAAATATACTGTTGACAATGCAACCATTTCAGAAAGTAATGCAAGTATTAGACAGAATGCTCCAAGTACATATTACACACAGAACAGAATGGTTACTGGAGAAGACTATCAAGTAAGTCCTTTAGGAATCAGCCAAGAAATTATTAAAGTAAAAAGTGTAAACAGAACTTCAAGTGGTATTTCAAGATACTATGATTTATTAGATGCTACAGGAAAATATTCTAGCACTAACTTATATGGTGCTGACGGCGTCATTTATAAAGACTCTTACACAGATAAAACATCTTTTACGTTTAGTACTAAAACAGACGTACAGGGCGTTCTAGTAAACACTATAACACCAATATTAAGCCAGAAGCAGATGTTGAATTATTATTTGACTAACTTTCCTAAGACGCTTGTTGCTGACTTGGGTGCAAAATGGTCAAGCAAAACTACAACAACAAATCAATCAACAGGATCATTTGTTGATGCAAACAGTACATCATTACAAGTAGGAAGTTTTACTGCTAGTGCATTAAAGTTTATTGAACCAGGAACACTATTAAAATTTGTTGCTCCAACAGGATATCATTTTATGGCAAACAACAGTCATGCACTTATGCTTGGCAATGCAGATCATCCTAACGCAATAACTTACAAATGGGTAAAAGTTGTAAGTGTAACTGGAGATGGAAGAACTGATAACACAGACGGTACAGGACCTATTATACTAAATGATATTATTCCTACAAATGCTGTCCTGTCAGAACTAAAACCTAAGTTTAGTAAAACGTTGTTAACTGATGTACAATCACAGATTACAGATCAAATTTTTGCTTATAAAACATTTGGTTTAAGATATGATAGTGCGTTAAGACAATGGCGAATGATTACTGCAACTAACTTAGATATTTCAAGTGATTTTAGCACAGGTAAAACAGGTGATGTTACAGATCAAGCATTAGATTCAAGTTGGTTAGTATTATTTGAAACAGACGGTGAAAAATATACAGTTACTTCAAGAGCACAACGATACGTTTTTGAAAGTAATGAAGAAATTAGATTCTATTATGATAGTACAAGCAAAATATTTGATAACAGAACAGGTAAAATTATTAAAGATAAGATTGCAGTATTAAGTATTAATACGCAACCAGATAGTACAAGTCCTTTTACAATAGATTATCCATGGGAAATATCTAAAGAATATAGAGACGGAGACGGATACATTGACAGTAAAAAAGTTGAAGTAAGTTTTTATGATTCAGACTCTGATGGAGTTGTAGATGATCCTGAAACTTTTATTGCACTAGTTGACGAAACAACTAATGCTTTAACAAAATATGTTTTCTTGAAAAAATATACATCATCAGATGGTATTGATGACTACAAGTATATGGATAATAGTTCCGGTAGTGTACTAGTAAAACAAAGTGAAAGTCTTGTTGGTGCATTAAGCACGTACACAGATGGACAGGTATTTTATCTAGTTACTGAAGACGTATTTAAAGTATACAGCTCAACAGCAGGCACACTATCATTAACAACTGATTATAAAGCATACGTAGGTAGAAGTGGACTTAAATTCCATTACGTTCATTCAGCAGATGATGACAGCAGAATTGATCCAAGTTCAAGTAACTTAATTGACAGTTACTTATTAACAAGAACTTATGATACAGAATTTAGAAGATATCTAGATGGTACGGTTGTAAATAAACCTTTACCACCTAGCAGTGACAATCTGTTTAACAACTACGGTGCTGAAATTAATAAGATTAAATCTATTAGTGATGATGTAATTTATCATCCAGTAAAATATAAAGTTTTATTTGGATCAAAAGCAGATGCTCAAGTACAAGCAAATATTAAAATAGTTAAGAATCCAGATCAGGTTGTTAACGATAACGATATTAAGGCAAGAGTTATTTCAGCAATGAATGGCTACTTTGCTTTAGAAAATTGGGATTTCGGTGATACGTTTCATTTCTCAGAGATGGCTACTTATATTATGAACGAAGTTGCACCTGATCTAGTAAACATTGTAATTGTTCCTAAACAAGACTCTCAAGGATTTGGAAGTCTTTACGAAATCAAGTCAGAAGCAGATGAAGTTTTTGTTAGCGGAGCAACAGTTGATGATGTAGCAATTATTGATGCAATTACGGCAAGTAAATTAAAAGCATCAGGAAATGTTCTTACATCAACAGCTACTACTTCAAGTGGTGTTACAAGTGGATCTAGTTATACAGCGGCATCAACAGTTTCAAGTTCTTCAAGTTCTTCAAGTTCTTCAAGTTCAAATAGTGGAAGCTCTGGGAGTGGTTATTAATGGCATATGATGATAATCAAAACGAATATCCTTTACCAGGTGGAACATCAGACACTAGCCACACTAGGACCAGTGCTGAACACCTTCCAAGATATTTTAGGACTTCACATAATAAAAAATTCTTAAGTGCTACACTTGACCAGTTATTAAATCCAGGTGTTGCAGAAAAGATTAGTTCTTACTATGGTAGAAGAATTGCTAAAGCACGTAAGGCATCTGATACTTACGTAGGTGATGTTAGCACACAAAGAGAAAATTATCAATTAGAACCTGCAACAGTCGTTAAGGATACGTTAAACAACGTAACTTTTTACAAAGACTATAACGATTTAAAAAATCAAGTTAAAGCATTTAATGGTACTGTTGATAACGATAGTAAATTATTCAGTCAAGAGTATTATGCTTGGAATCCCAGTATTTGTTGGGATATGTTTACAAACTTTAGAGATTACTACTGGTTAGAAAATGGACCATTAAGTATTCCTGTTGTTGGACAAGCAAAAGGATTAACAAGTACATATACAGTTACAAGTGTAGATAACTTAGATAATAAAGCATATCTTTTTACACCTGATGGACAAACACAGAATCCAACACTTAAATTATATAGAGGACAAACGTATAAGTTTGATATCAATACCCCAGGTATGCCGATGTCAATCAAGACAGCTAGAACGTTAGATAGTGCATACAATTATAGTGTAGGTATTAGCGATAGCACACATACAACAGACGTAGGAACTATTGAATTTACAGTTGACGTACTTGCACCAGATACATTATATTATGTAAATGGTAATGATATTAATGCAAGTGGATTGATACAAGTTTATGATATTTTAGATAACACAGCTATTGATGTTGAAGCAGAGATAGTTGGTAAGAAAACATACTCAATGACAAACGGATATGAAATGTCAAACGGTATGAAAGTAAACTTCCAAGGTACAGTAACGCCTACAAAATATGCCGAAGGCAATTGGTATGTTGAAGGAGTGGGTAGTGAAATAAAACTTATTAACGAAAAAGATATTGAAGTACCTGGTACAGTAAGCACAAATCAGCCAATCCTGTTTGACAGTCAAAAGTTTGATAGAGCACCTTTTAGTAATGCAAATGCTTGGGCAACAACAAAAGATTATATTGTACAAAACAGAGCTTCAACAAGTAAAAGTTCTTGGTCAAGATATAACAAGTGGTTTCATAAGTCAGTACTAGAAGCTACAGCATTAAT